CCATTTCATGTGCTAGCGTCGACCCTAGTTCTGCCCACTTTTGTGGAGTTAACGCTATTACATAACTGTCTAATCCCGGTAAATTTGTTGTTGATCCAAATGCACCAGGGGTAATGTTTTTTGCTATTTCAATTAGAACAAACTTTTTGCTTCGTTCTAATTTAAGTTGTTTGATTAAGCCAGGCATGAGCGTTTCTACATAACGCTTCAATTGTTTGCTTCGTGATTTAACTAGGTATTCCATAGTTCGCTCTTTGTTTCTTTATGTGTTAATTATAACACCAAAAGAAAGCCCTGTCAACCAAAGAGAATTTGGCTAAACAGGGCTTTGTGGCTTTTTTACAACAGTTAAGTGTACCAGATTTGGCTAAAGCCCTCGTCCTCAGTTGGTTCTTGCCACCCGTCGATCATTTGATCCATAACGTATTGTGGAATGTTCTTTCCTGGACGACTTGCCAAGCGGCGTTCCAATTCTGCCTTTTCAGGAGTACGGAACACTACTGCAATATGCTCGTATTTTGGTAAGGTGTTAAATTTACGCTTACGGCTTGCAATAGTTGTACTAGTCTGATCCCAGATTACATCTAATCCATTTGCTTGACAAATTAAGGCTTGGTTAGCCATTAACTTAACTGCAATTGGCATGTAATCTTTGAAAACTTCGTTGTAAGTTTTACCTTGCTCTTTAGCGTATGCTTCTACAAAATTATCTGTAGAAACTACAGGCAAGTCTTTAGCCCAATCTTGGTTAGCAATCCAAGTACTTTTGCCTGCGCCAGGCACTCCAATTAATTGATAACACTTTGGCATTAAATATCACCTTCGTAATTCTTTGGTACAACTAAACCTGAATCGAGCACCACACCGTTGATAGTGTGAGGCTCGTTTTCATCGTAAGTCCAACCCAAAACTTTCATCATTTTGTGTTTGACCATTAAGTTAGGGCTACGAAACGCTTCAGTATCTTGAAAGCCCATCATAACACCGACTTCACAAACGGCGCCACTGCGGCATACACCTGCTACACAATGAACAATAACGTCCATACGCTTGTCTAGAGCATGTTGTAGCAGACGAACTAGCTCAGCGGCTTGCTCGTCAGTAATCTTAAATTCTTCACCCCAAGGATCGTCACGCTCGAGATCAAGAAATTCAAACTGATGAACTTCCTTGAACTTGTGTGCAGGAGTAGGAAACTCCATAGCAGGATCCACAATTTGAATCAGCATAGAATTCTCGCCTACCGCAACGTGATGCTTCTTTGGAATGTCGGCAAGTGCTACGTTCTGAATCCACATCATTCGTCCTTTACTTGTGTTTCTAAATAGAAGCTAGCAACTCTTAGCATAGCTTCTGCGTGTTCTTTACTAGTTGGTAACACAATAGCATCGCCATTGTATAGTTCAGCTAGTTCGTTATTAATACCGAACAACATATCTCCAATGTTATCGGGGAATCTAGCACCCCAAGCGGAAATATGTTCTTTGTCTATTTCTTCATCTCCGCCCATTGCAGGTCCAATGTAGTACTTGATACCTTCATAGGGTACATCACAACGAACAATGCCTACACAGCTTTGTCCGCTAAACCATCTTACGTCAAGTACTTTCATCTTACCTCCAAAGTAAATCAAAGTTACCAGCAAGAACTTTTTTCACGCTGGATGTTTTGTCTGTTAAGTGATCTTTTACAACATCATCTTGAAACCTGTATGTGCGAATTTTATCCCCACGCATACCTGTGCCAACTTGACGCTTTCTATCACTTGCTATTGTATTATTATACTGTCTTTTGGCTTCGTTGTCAAGTCGTTGTTGTAGATCAGCCATAGCCGCATTTAAGCTATTTTGGCGACTTCTAGTTTGGGCTGTAACTATTAACCCTGATGGTAAATGGGTTATTCGACAACTATTTTGATGCTTGTTTCGATGTTGTCCACCAGCGCCGGTACCGCTATACCACTCAATTTTTAAATCACCTTGTGGAATAGAGGAGGGTCCAATTCCCTCAATGCGGTCTATGACGGCAACAGTAACCGTGCTAGTGTGGACACGCCCTTTTCTTTCTGTGGGCGGGACACGCTGTATGCGATGTCCTCCTGCTTCGTTGTCTAAGCCGGATAAATCAGTACCCTCGACAAGTATATGCAACTCGCCAAGATATTCATTTATCAGGCGAGTAGTTCAACCCTTACGGTCTGCAAACTTTGCGTATGCTTGTGCTAGATCTTTTACAAATAGTTTACTATCTTCTCCGCCCTCGGCAGAGCGAATTTCAATCACTCGTTTCATTATGTTTCTCCTTAAAACAGTGGTAGATGCTTACAAACTGCATCTATTTTATCTTCTCTATCTGGGCCAACTGCTACTGCGGTATAAGTTTTTACACCACCGAACTCAGTAAGCCCTGCATCAAGAATTAAACTTGTTACAAGCCCTGCAGACTTTGCTTGTTCGTGCAAGTCTAACAGTTCTTGTTCGCTATTAACATAAACACAGATTTTTTTGAAACGTCCTGTTAGCCATGGCTTAACACGATCATCCATTTCTAGAACTAACGTATCACCATCTTGCTTACAAAGACTTAAAATTGCGCCAAGAGAAGCATGAGCACCTTGTGCTACTAATTTGCCCTTTCGCATGTTTAAATCCTTACGCATGATAATGATTTGTTTGTGTTCCATTTTAGATTCTACGCTTTTTCCATGTATAGTCTACGCCATCTGGTAATAGTCCTGACTCAACTGAATCTACTCCAAACTTTCCAACTATATCAAACTCGCCACCTGTTATAGTAACGAATACTGCTATTGTCTTTGCCCACTCCATTGCTGGTGTTAGGTTATCAAAGTTTCGTTCAAAATTTTTGCCTGTGTTATCTTTCCATTTTACTTTATACATTTGCCTCCTATAAGTGAAATTGGTGTGGTCGGTAGGGTTTGAACCTACAAAGGCGTCACTATGGACTAGCCCCATCCTCCGGACCCAACGGGTTAGAGAGCTTTGCCGATTTGCTCACGACCACATAAACTAATTATACAGCGGTATTGCTAAATTGTCAAGCTCTTTTTTTAGACTTTATATTCATAATTTACAGTTTCTTCGTTTTCACGGAAGATTTCTGCGCCATTTTTTAGATGGAATCTTCGAGCCATTTCAGTCTTTGGACTTAGTGTCACGAATCGGTTCAATGTTGGGTATTGCTTCTTGAGCTCCTCTGTTGCTTTGAACAGCAATTCGGCACCTGACCCAGGCTTGTAACTCCAAATTGTGTAAAAGATAGCCGCAGTTGGTTCTGCCGCAGTTTCACATAGATCTTCTACTGACTGCGGAATAAAATCGTGCAAGCTAACACAGACCATTGCGGCCGGTTTTTCTTCTTCTACAAGTGCTACGACCATTCTGTTATCGCTAACTCTAAAGTCTACTGACAAGTTAGGACGTACAGGGTCATCTTTGATGTATTCTAACATGACGTTAGAAAGGTCTTTAATAAATTGGATCATTTCGCTACCCTTTCGTGTTATTATATACGTACTTATCTTTTAAACAAAAAAATAGCGACTTATGGAGCACCGAGTAGGATTCGAACCTACGGTTTTACGGATTTGCAATCCGTTGCATTGGGCCACTCTGCCACCGGTGCATAATTCTGGCGGGTCGTCAGGGACTCGAACCCCAACCAACGGTTTTGGAGACCGTCATACTGCCATTATACTAACGACCCAAAATCAGTAAGATAAAACAGCAAGTAAATAGCCGGACAAAGTGCAACATACACTAAGCGCCAGTGATTAAAACTTTTGCTTTACAACCTACAAGGCACAAGAAACTTGTTATTTCCGGAGATCAAATGACATTGCTATTCCACATTAAATTCCGGCTCACCAAGTTACGGAGGCTAATCAAGCCAATGTCAGTAAACGATTTCAAGTCGTTAACTGTTATGCTATTCCTAATCTCCGCCTTACCCTACTGCAAAACCAGCTTACGCTGATTTTAAAAAAAAGTGTCTAGCTACCTACACCACATAGGCCCTAAACTGGATAGTTGCCCCGTCCACATTACCGTTGTTTGGTCCGGCTATTGTCAACCTAGAATATTTTTCACGCTCCCCGCACAGGGAATGAAGGTAGAGTCTACGCACCTAGCCGTTTCTATAGTGATGGCCTCCACTGACTGTGTAACGTCACAGTCGCCGGGTTTTCTTAGATAATACCTTCGCTTGTTAAAGTATTAACTGATGTTTCGCTTAGAGGAATCTCTGTGCGAACATTCATTTCCAAGATTTCGTCTTGTAAACGTTGCTTTTGCTTTTTAGCGTGAGCAACGAGCTTACGGAA